CCTGAATCGTCTTGCCAAGTCCCATATCGTCGCCAAACAGGACGTTATTACGTTTCAGTGCGCTGGCAATACCGGCTTTCTGAAATGGCAGATAGTCCAGACCAGCGGGGGCCGGTAGCTCAACATCGGCGGATGCGGCGCGGGATTCGTCCACCAGCGCGGCACGTTCTTTGCCGATACGCTCAAACTCGCATTTCTTCGCAGCTTGCGCGGCGGGGTCCATCAGCAGCTTGGCGACTTCCTCGCGGCTGGTCCACCAGTGCTTGCGGTCTGGACACCAGCGGAACCCGGCGGATTTCGCGTGTTCCCGCTGCGCGTACGGGATTGTGACAATCCACCGGATACCATCACGGCTCACCGGAAACGTCATGCGAAGACTCCCAAAACAAACAGGGCAAACTGCGCAGCCCGTGTCAGTTTGCCACGATTGCGAACCAATGGCGCAAAGTCAAACGGGACGTAACCGGAAATCTCATGGCCGGTGACTACCGGGATGATGCGCTGTGTCTGCAAGTCAAAGACCGGTGGCGCGGCGTGATGCGCTATGCCGCATTGTGAACACAAAGAAGGCCTGCCGATGCTGCGGTCTGACTCGTGACCGTTACCCGTTTCTGGATCTGACCATGCGGCGATGGTTGCAGCGGTCATCATGCGCAGCACGTCCCGTCTTGCCACTCAGTACCAGCTTCGTAGTCGCGGAACATGACTGCTCCGACCGTCATTCCGCAGGCGGCGCAGGATGGATACGGCACCGGATGTTCCCGGCATTGTGCCACCTCAATCTGAGACTGCGGCACGTCTACCAGTGTCTCGCCATCCAGCATCCGGACATCGGCGGTTCCATCGGTCCAGACGATCACCAGGGTACCGCGTGCGCCATTCACCAGCACCGGCGCATCCTCGGGAGTGTTTGGGGCGATCATTACCGCACCTCCTGATAGTGCCGGGTGCCACCGAAGACCGACCAAGCGGCTACCACGTTGTCGTTGTGGTGTACCGCAAACTCAAAGCACTTTGACTTCCCGTAGGCGAGGGCATCGGCCAGCGTGCCAAACTCTTCCTGCGAGTACCATCCCATGTTGGTCCAGAATACTTTGAATGCTGCGTTCATTGCGTTTCGGCCTCCTATAGCCTTGCCTGGCTGGCCCGGTGGTAGCCGGTCCTGCCTGACATTCATAGAATAACATAGCTGATGATTTACTTGCAACTATCAATTGTTAGTACGTCTTCAGTTTGCGAAATCAGGCGGCTTCCAGTACCCTTACAGTCAGATGGCGAAACGCAAACCCGCAGAGCAGAACCCGGCGCTAAAGATTGAGTACTGGCCGATAGACCGGCTTCAGCCCTACGAGCGCAACCCACGGCGCAACGACAAAGCTATCCCGCAGATGGTAGCGTCGATCAGGGAGTACGGGTTCACGATCCCGGTGCTGGCGAAGTCTGACGGGCTGGTAATCGACGGCCACCTGAGGCTGAAGGCTGCGGTCCAGATGAAGCTGGCAGAGGTGCCAGTTATACCCTGCGACACTTGGACAGAGGCGCAGATGAAAGCGTTTCGGCTGATGGTGAACCGCTCCGTCGCGTGGGCCGATTGGGATCTGGACGCGTTGGCTCTGGAGTTCGGAGACCTGAAGGCGCTTGACTTTGACCTGACGCTAACCGGGTTCGATGCAATTGAGTGGGCACCATCCGAAGGCGCGGCAGCGGGCACGCCGGGAGCTATCGAAACAGCAAAGCGGACGCTGGCCGAACGCTTTGGAGTGCCACCGTTCAGCGTGCTGGATGCTCGGCAGGGCTATTGGCAGGAGCGAAAACGTGCGTGGCTGGCTCTTGGAATTCAGTCAGAACTGGGGCGGGGCGAAACGTCATCGACATCTGCGAGGGTCGGGCCTGATGACGAAGCCACCTATCGTCCGATAGGTGGGCGCAAGGCAAACGGTGTTCCGGGGGGGGCACCGATGCCGTTGGATCGCGCAAAGGCTCGGGGGGGGGCAAGTCCAGGCGGGAGCCCAAGACCAGCAATGAAAACTAAAAACGGCAAGACTATGCGCGGCGACGGGCGGGGACGCGCTTTGGTGCGGCCATGACTGCGGCGAAATGCGCGAACATGGTGGTATCGTCGCGGAGCTGCAGGCGCAACTCAGATATACGGGCGGCAGCCGCAACGCACCCGGCAGGATCAACGCCACCCATGCAGCGGCTCATCTCGACTTTAGCGGCGTTTAATTCGGCTGTAAGTGCGTCTCGGTCCATGTGCTGCAGTTTATGCTAAGTTTACTGAAATGAGCAACTTTCCAGTAATATCGGAACACGAAGGCTTTCTGGTAGTGCGAGACGACCTGATAGCGGGCGGCACAAAAACGCGGGCGCTGCCGGTCCTGATCGGCAATGCAGCGGAGTACGTGTACGCTTCGCCAGTGTGCGGCTACGCTCAGGTGGCGCTGGCGGTTATCGCTCGGCAGATGAGCAAACGCGCTACCGTGTTCTGCGCGGGCAGACAGGAACGCCACAGCCTTACGCTGGAAGCGGAACGCAACGGAGCCCGCATCTGCGAGGTATCACCGGGGTATATGACCGTTGTGCGGGCGAGGGCAAAACAGTATTGTCTGGAAACGGGCGCGGTGCTGCTGCCGTTTGGCCTTGACGATGAATCGTTTATCAGAGCGCTGGCCGACGTAGCGCGTGGGCTCCCGGTGAAACCCTCCGAGGTCTGGTGTGCAACCGGCAGCGGCGTTTTGATTCGTGCGCTTCAACTGGCATGGCCAGAAGCGCAATTTCACGGCGTGCGCGTCGGGGCGGAACCGGACGCCGGATCAGCCACGATCTATCAGGCGCGGGAGAAGTTTGACAACCCAGCCAAAACACGGCCACCGTTTCCGTCCTGCGTGAACTACGACGCAAAGGTGTGGCAGATCATGAAAGCGCACGCCAAACCCGGTGCGCTGTTTTGGAACGTGGCGGCATAGATGACCGATTCACGCGCATACAAGGACCACGAATTTGGCGGTGGCGGTGGCGCATGGCTCGGTGGACCAAAAACAGAATCGTCGGCAGAGTTCGGACATACCGGGGAAGATAAGTCTTCTGGAACCTCGATCTTCGACCCGGTGCTATGCGAACTTGCTTATCGGTGGTTCTCACCGCCAGCCGGTTCTATTCTCGATCCATTCGCGGGCGGCAGCGTGCGCGGTATCGTCGCCTCAGTACTTGGACGCCAGTACACCGGCATTGACCTGTCAGCGGCGCAACTAAAGGCAAACGAACAGCAACGCGGGATATGCGGCGACAATCCTATCCCGCGTTGGATCAACGGCGACAGCGCAAACGTCGCAACCCTGGCACCCGGCGAGTACGATCTGGTGTTCGCCTGTCCACCATATGGCGACCTCGAACGCTACAGCGACGACCCGAACGACCTGTCCACGATGGCGTGGGGCGACTTCCTCGCGGTCTATCGAACCATCATTGCCGAATGCTGCAAGCTTTTCAAACCAGATCGGTTCGCGTGCTTTGTGGTGGGTGACATCCGCGACAAAAAAGGCATTTACCGGAACTTTGTCGGGGAAACCATCAATGCCTTCCGCGATGCGGGCCTGAAGCTGTACAACGAGGCCATACTGGTAACGGCGGTGGGGTCGCTGCCTATCAGGGCAGGCAAGCAGTTTGAATCCTCCCGGAAGCTCGGCAAGACGCACCAGAACGTGCTGGTATTCGTAAAAGGTGACCCAGTAGCGGCCACCAAAGCAATCGGGCCGGTCGAAGCCGGTGCCACGCTGGAGTAGTTTTTCCCGTACATAAAACGAAATGGCCAGACCTTCATACCAACCGACCGACCAAGACACTCGCACCGTGCAGACGATGGCAGCCTGCGGCTTCCCTCACGCGGAGATCTGCACGATCTTGGATATCGACGAGAAGACGCTGCGCAAACACTTCCGCGACACGCTTGACAAGGCGATGATTCAGGCCGACGCGAAGGTGTCACAGACCATGTTTCAGATGGCGACCAGCGGCGAACATCCGGGCATGACTGCGTTCTGGATGAAGGTGCGCAGGCGCTGGAAGGAACCGGCGAACGACCACCGCTTTGTTGACGAATCGGGCAAAGACCGTCCGTTCCTCCTCTCTGACGCAGACAGGCTGATTGCGGAAGCTGATGCCGAAATTAACAGCAGAGAATAGAGCACGATTCCTTCTCGACCCGGTAGAGTTCCAGCGCACGCAGTTGAGGCGAAAGCTCTGGGCCAAGCAGCGCGAGATCCTGCATTCCGTGGCCACCAGACCGCTCACTACGGTCAAGGGGTGCCACGCATCGGGCAAGACCTACTCAGCCGCAGGGCTTCCGCTCTGGTGGCTGGTACGGTACCGGCGTAACTCCAAAGTCTTTGTCACGGCGCCGACGGAACGGCAGGTGAAAACGTTCTTCAAAGACGTGCGGGTAGCGTGGGACGCGGGGCCAGTGAAGCAACTGCTGCCGATGCCGTCAACGCTCGGACTGAACGTCGCACCTGACCGCTACGCATACGGGGCCAGCTCATCGGCCGGCGTCAACATTCAAGGGCTGCACGGCGAACATGTCCTCATCATCTGCGACGAGGCTCCCGGTATCGGGTCCGAAATCTGGGACGCAATCGAGGGCATACGCTCAGGCGGTAATGTGCACGTGCTGGAACTTGGCAACCCGGTGGTGCCATCGGGCCACTTCTACGATTCGCACACGAAAGACCGTTCGATATTTAACTGCATCAGCATCAGCGGCTTCGACACGCCAAATTTGCTCAACGAACTGACCGGGCTGCCGCTGACTGAAGAGGAGCTGCTGAGCCTAGACGAGACACAACTGGCGCGGGTAGCAGATCCAGGCCTGATAACGCGGGCGTGGATCCGAGAACGCCACAAGGTATGGGGGCCGAAACATCCAAAGTACCTTAGCCGCGTACTCGGTGAGTTCCCGGGCAACGACCCTTACAGCGTCTACCCGCTGGCGTGGATTGAACGTGCGAACAGGGCTGCGACGGATGTGGAGGCGCATCAGAACAGCACAGAGACGGTTCAGATCGGTATCGACGTTGCGGGGCCGGGGTCAGACGAAACCGTGCTGGTGGCGCGGCGGGGCGGGCAGATCCTTGAAACCCACGCATTCTCAGACAACGACCCACGCGGGCCGGTGGCCAACATCCTGCATCGGTTCCGAAGTTCCGGGCGGTTGGGTCTGGTGGTAATCGACATCGCAGGCATCGGCTATAACTTTGCGCTTCACATGGCCGACCAGCGGTTTCCTGTGTATGGTTTCAACGCAGGGTTTAGTGCCATCGATTCCACGCAGTACGTGAATCAGAAGGCCGAAACCTATTGGCAGTTTCGCGAATATCTCAGGGCTGATGCAATATCAGGCTTGGTCGACGAAGAGACATCGGCGCAACTCTCGACTCTGCGGTATCGAGAGAACAGCCAAGGGCGCACTGAAATCGAGACGAAGGACCAACGCAACCAGCGCGGCATACCGGGGAGCCCTGACCGGGCAGAGGCGACGATCATGGCGTTTATGCGGGTCCGACCTCAGCAGCAGGAGCGTTCACTACCCGGCTACGAGATTTCACCGATATAATATTCTTGCAATTGGCTTACAGCGTACTATAAGCTATTGGTTGTGGATGATTACGACAGCGGAGCCTATTGCCGTCATTGGCAAGCGCCTGACCAGTGCGATAAAAAGTGCGGATGTGGTCACAGTTGCGGGCTACACGATTGGGACGGCAGATGTATCGCGGAGTTGTGCCAGTGCAAGAAATGGACGGAGAGAAATGAAACAGATAAACGTCCCGGTTGAGGATGAAGTCTACGAAGCAGCCAAGCTGCTGGCGGCGAAATGCGGAATGCTGCTGAAGGCGTGGGTAGCGCGGGCAATCCTGAACCAAGCATCAAAGGAGCGAAACGATGGAAACAGTTAGGGCGGACATTGGCGTGTTGCCGGGTGTCCTGTATGTGATAGGGCTGGTGGTTGCGGTGCTGGCAATGTGGCGCTGGGATATGCGCCAGATGCGGAAGGCGCGGCGCGAGGCCGAACTGATGCGTCAACATGTCAAATTTATCAATGACAAAGGGCAGGGCAAATGAAGGAATCATTGCTGGCCATAGGCGCTGTAATAATCGGCGCAGCAGTTGCATTTTTGCCGATTATGCTTTGTCTGGTAGGTGGCGAATGAAAGTTGGCTGCGTAATGCTGATGTCGCCGGGGCGCGAGGCTTTCCAGCATCAGGCAGTGAAGTGTTTCAACAGTCAGACCTATACCGGCGGACTCAGGCTGCTGACGTTGCCGGCAGATCCGGCGCGAACTATCGGCGCAATGCGAAACTATGCGAACTCCCTGCTTACCGAGTGCGATATCGTGTGCCACTGGGATGACGACGACTGGAGCCACGAGAACCGGATCGCAGAGCAGGTTGCGCTGCTTCAGGCAACCGGCGCGGATTGCGTCGGATACAACGAAATGCTGTTCTGGCGTGAACGGGCACCGGAGCGACCGGGCGAATCGTGGCTCTACAGCAATCAGAACCCACGTTACGCGCTCGGCACCAGCTTGTGTTACTGGAGACTGGCATGGGAGGCGCGACCGTTTCCGGACATGCAGCACGGCGAGGATACGGAGTGGCTGAAGGGCGTCAGGTCTCACGCTGTTTCCACGTTTGGCCTGATGAAACCGGCAGGCGCTGACCCACGCATGATCGCCCGTATTCACAGCGGCAACAGCAGCAGCGCTTACAATCCTCGGGAGATGGCCGAAAACGCTGGGATGCCAGCATTGGAGCGGCAGTGGTCACGCGTACCGGGATGGGACAAAGTTTGCAGAGAGGTGATGGAGTGAGACTTAATCTCGGATGTGCAGACCGTCGGATAGACGGATTCATCGGCGTGGACATTGCTCCGGGGCCGGAGGTCGAACAGATCGTAGACTTGGAAGGCCCGTGGCCGTGGCCGGATTCCAGCGTGCTGGAAGTTCGGGCGCATGACGTTGCGGAGCATATCGGGGACTGCAATCATATGACGGCATTTTGCACGCAATGCCGGGAACAGTGGTTGCGGCTTTACAGGGCGATTTACGGTGAGCAAGCTGAACAGAAGGCGGCATCGGTCGGAACCCGTCATCCGCTCGGGCGGATTCACTTCATGAACGAACTGCACCGGGTTCTGGCACCGGGAGCAACGGCACTGATCGAAGTTCCCAGCGCGGCGCACGGAGTAGGCTTCATCACGGACCCGACACACAAGACTCCGTGGTGTCTCAGTCTATTCAAGTACTTTGAGGCAGGGACGTTCGCGCACCAGAGGCTGGCGGCATCCTACGGGATTACGGCAGCGTTTCGCGTGCTGAACCTTCAGGAGGTGGAAGTGTCGGGCGAGGATCCACGGGAGCGCGTCTGGAAGATCATGGCGACGCTAGAGGTGGTGAAGTAGATGGGGCTGTCAATTATCATCCCCAGCAAAAATCCGGTCAACCTTGCGGCCTGCATCACGGCTATCAGGGCGGCGGGTGAGTTGTGCCGAATCATCGTAGTTGACGACGGGCTACCAGCCTATAACCACGGCATCGGAGCCTACGTGGTGCAGGGGCACAAGCCGTTCGTCTACGCGCGAAACATCAACCTCGGCATCTACGCAGCCGGTACCGATGACGTCATCCTGCTGAACGACGACGCGCTACTAAAGACTGAACGCGGGTTCTTGAAAATGTGGGACCAGTCGAAGCGTAGACCGCAATACGGGGTAATCGCATCGGCCTGCAACAACGTCGGTAACCCGCTGCAAAATCTGGTACCGGAGCTGGCAGACCTAGACGGGGTGCGAGATGAGCGGCGGACACTTTGCTTTACGTGCGTCCTGATTCCGCGGCGGGTGATAGATGCCGTGGGACTGCTTGACGAGCGGTTCGTGGATTACGGCATGGACGATGACGATTACTGCCTGCGCGTCCGATATCACGGACTCAGGCTGGCGATTTACGATGGCTGCTATTGCGACCACGGCAGCCTGACGAGCAGCTATCGCGGAGGACCGGAGGCGGGGGGCGACTTCATGCCAAACCTGCGACGGTTCATTGCCAAGTGGGGAACAGACAACTGGGGACGCAGCCGCGACAATTCGCCGTTCCGGGATCTCTGGGACGGTGAATAACTAAAATGGAAAAGAATAGAGACCCGCATGAGATAGCGCTGGCTGCGGTGGCGGAAACTTCAACGGTGGCCTCAGCGTTTTTGCACCGCAGAACGTTGGCAGAAGCGTACCTAAAACTCAGTCCTCGCACCGTTGATGAATTGCAGCAGGCGTTGCGAAAGCTATTGGAGGTCACAAAATGCAACTGCGCAAATTACCCGCCAGACTGCCTACTTGTGTGCCACTGGTGTCAGGCCTTGAAAGTGCTGGATCACACCGGCGGATTGCGAAACAAAGAGGAATCATGAGCGAAGCATTAACGCTGGCAGGAACCATGGCGGTACCGGCGGCGGCGTTGCTGGTGCACCGGGCAGGGCTGGTGTACAGTATCCGCAAGTTTGCAAACTGGTGGTATTCTTTAGCGTTTGCGCTTGAGCACTTTCGGG